GCCAGCGTGTCGAAGAACATCTCCAAGGAGATGAAGGCTGGCATGCCTCAGAAGCAGGCTGTGGCCGTGGCATTGAACACCGCACGCACTGCGGCTAAGAAGGCTGGCAAGCCGAGCAAGGGCCCTGGACCTGCGCCCAAGCGGGGCATGAAATGAAGAAGCCTGCTGGCCTGTACGCCAACATCGCCGCCAAGCGCGAGCGCATTGAGCGGCAGAAGGCAGCGGGCAAGACGCCTGAGCGCATGCGCAAGCCTGGCGCGAAGGGCGCACCGACAGCAGAGGCCTTCAGAGAATCAGCCAAGACGGCCAAGAAGAAATGACCACGCAGCAGTTCCCCGCGCTTGTCTTCCGCAGCCCAGGCCCGCATCGGCATTCGTCTGGCGGTGCGTATCGCTTCGCCCAGGTGAACGATGCCGATGAGCTTGCCGAGATGCTGGCGCAGGGCTATCACACCAACGTCCGCGCCGCTATCGTGGCGTGCGGCGAGCGTGCGTTCAAGCACGGCCTGACCAGCATGCAGATGCGCAAGGTGCCTGTCTCGAAGCTGCTGGCACGCCTGCAGGCCAAGATGGCAGATGACGCCATCCCGGCTACAGAGCCTGCCGAGCCAGAGACCGCCGCTGTTCCTGCCGATGACGCGCCGCCGACACGCGAAGAGATGCTGCAGCAGGCGCAAATCCTCGGCATCAAGGCCGACAAGCGCTGGTCTGATGCTACGCTGATGGCCAAGATCAACGAAGCCATGAACCCGATCTGACGGAGCAACAGATGGGATACACCAAGCGGCAGTTCATCCTGGCGGCCTTCGAGGAGATCGGCCTGGCGTCCTACACGTTCGACCTGCAGCCCGAGCAGTTGGAGTCTGCACGCAGGCGCCTGGACGCCATGATTGCCGACTGGAACGGCAAGGGCATTCGCCTGGGCTATCCCATCCCGTCAAGCCCCGAGCAGGGCAGCATTGACGAGGAGACCTTCGTGCCAGATTCGGCCTACGAGGCGATCATCTGCAGTCTGGGCATCCGCCTGGCGCCGAGCTATGGCAAGCAGGTCATGCCGATGACGATGGCCACAGCCAAGCAGGGCTATGACACTCTGTTGCAGCGTGCCACGTTCCCGCTGGAGCAGCAGATGCCCAGCACGATGCCGGCCGGCGCTGGCAACAAGCCCTGGCGCGTGTACGACAATCCGTTCCTACGGCCGCCTGTCAACCCGGTGCAAGTCGGCCCTGACGGTCCGCTCGAACTCAACTGACGCGCATCGCGCAACGAGGCACACATGGCACTCATCTATCAACTGCCGCTGCTGTCGCAGGCATCTCCAGGCGACCAACTCGCGGTGTACGCGCCGAACACGGGCGACGCGCGCCGACTTCCGATGTCGGCGCTGCTGACATTCTTCCAGCAGCAGTTCGCATCGCCTACCACCTCTGTCACCGTCTACATCCCGACGACCGGCTTCGTCATCCCACTGCCTGATCCAGTTTCGCAACAGCAGTGGGTCATCCTGCAGCCGACGGGTCTCATTGCCAATGGTCAGATCACGCTGCCGCTGAACACATCGACGCCAGACGGAACTGAGATTCTGTTCAACACCACGCAGCAGATCACGACGTTCACGCTCAACGCGAATGGCGCATCTGCGCTGTACGGCGCACCAGGCACGCTGGCGGCGGATGACTTCTTCCGCATGAAGTTCTACAAGCCTACCAACTCCTGGTATCGCATCGTCTGATCAACGAGGACAAAACCATGTCGTCAACCTACGAAAGTTTCTGCCCAGCCTACGGCACGGGCGTTGTTGTCTCTCCTGGCGCGGCCTCTGCATCCAGCACGCTCACCACGGCCGACGAGGGCGTGGTCATCACGAACCTGAGCACCACCGTACTGACCTACGTGCGCGTGGGAGAGGGTACGCAGACGGCCACCACGGCTGATTTCCCGCTGCCGCCCAGCGCGCAGGTCAGCCTCAGCAAGGGCAAGACCGAGCGCACGGTGGCGTACATCGCGCCTGCTGGGGGTGGGTCGATCCACATCATCTCTGGCCGGGGCCTGCGTTGATATGGCCAAGACGCCCGCCTGGACCCGCAAGGAGGGCCAGAACCCCAAGGGTGGCCTGAACGCCAAGGGGCGGGCGTCTGCGAAGGCGCAGGGCATGAATCTGAAGCCGCCGGCACCCAATCCCAAGAACGAGAAAGACGCGGCGCGGCGCAAGTCGTTCTGCGCTCGCATGGGTGGCATGCCTGGGCCGATGAAGGACGAGAAGGGCAAGCCTACCCGCAAGGCGCTGGCCCTGAAGGCCTGGAACTGCTGACATGCAAATCCCCATCCTCTCAGGCATCTACACCGACAACGGGCCGGACATTCGGACCTCGTACCCGGTGAACATGGTGCCGACGCCCGTGCCGTCTGGCATCAGCGACTCCTTCCTGCGGCCTGGTGATGGCATCGTGGCCAACGGCACCGGGCCTGGAACGGATCGCGGCGGCATCGAGTGGAATGGCATTGTCTACCGCGTGATGGGCAGCAAGCTCGTCACGGTCAGCAGCACCGGAGCCGTGACCATCCTGGGTGACGTGGGTACAGATGGCCAGTTGGTGACGTTGGACTACAGCTTCGATCTGCTGGGCATCGCATCGGCCGGCAACCTGTGGTTCTGGAATCCGGCCACCAATGTGCTCGCGCAGAACACCGATCCCGACCTGGGCACGGTGGTCGATATGTGCTGGGTCGATGGTTACTGGATGACCACTGATGGCGAGTTCCTGGTGGTCACGGAGTTGTCGAACCCGTTTGCCGTGAACCCGCTGAAGTATGGCTCCAGCGAGGCCGACCCCGACCCTGTGGTGGCGCTGGTCAAGCTGCGCAACGAGGTCTATGCGATCAACTCGCACACCATCGAGGTCTTCGACAACGTGGGTGGCGACCTATTCCCGTTCGCACGTATTGACGGCGCTCAAGTCCAGAAGGGCGCCATTGGCACCTTCGCGTGCTGCGTGTTCCAGGAGCAGATCGCGTTCCTTGGTCAAGGCCGCAACGAAGAGCCTGGTATTTACCTGGGTGCCAACGCCACGGCAACCAAGATCAGCACCGATGAGGTGGACCGCATCCTGGCGACCTACACCGACGCGCAACTGGCGCTGGTCAAGCTGGAGGCCCGCAACGACAAGGCGCACCAGCACCTGTATGTGCATCTGCCGGACCGCACGCTGGTCTTCGATGCGTCGGCGAGCGAGTCCGTCAAACAGTACATCTGGTTCACGCTGACCAGCACGACCGTAGGCTTCGCGCAGTACCGTGCGCGCAATCTGGTCTGGGCCTATAACCGTTGGCTGGTGGGCGACCCGCAGTCAAGCACCATCGGATATCTCACCGGCACGGTAGGCGAGCACTGGGGTCAGCAGGTGCGCTGGGAGTTCGGGACGGCCATCGTCTACAACGAGTCAAAGAGCGTGATCTTTCACGAACTCGAACTCGTCTCGCTCACTGGCCGCGTGGCGCTTGGCAAGAACCCGCAGATCAGCACCAGCTACTCGCTCGACGGCATGAGTTGGAGCCAGGACAAGTACATCACCGCAGGCACCATTGGCAACACCAAGAAGCGCCTGGTCTGGTTCCGACAGGGCGCGATGCGCAACTTCCGCATGCAGCGGTTCCGGGGCGACTCTGACGCGCATCTGTCGTTCATCCGCCTTGAGGCGCGGCTAGAGCCGACGATGTACTGACATGGTCACCTCGTCACGCCTGAACTTAACGCGGGACCAGCTCGCGTCGTTCTTGTCGGATCATGAGCAGATCAGGCAGTTTGAGCGGCTGTTTGCCACAGTTGGTGATCTGGCCCCAACCACGCTGGCCGACCTTACGATCAATGCCGGAAATGCCGATCAGAAGGCCGTTGAGGCGCTGGATGCTGTGGCCACGCTGGCGCAGGATGTGGCGTTCCAGGCTGATGCCAAGGCGCAGCAGGCGCTGGACGCTATTTCGCAGTTGAGCGGATTGGTTGAGTTGCTGGCCACGGCACCACCCGAGCGTGAGTTCAAGCGCTCGCGGTACGGCTCGTTCTATGACACCACAACGCAGTCGGCGCTGGTGATCAATACGGCCACCGAGGTAACGCTGAACACCACGGACCTGTCATCCGGCGTGTTCCTGAGCGGTTCGCCGCAGTCGCGCATCAACGTGGATACGGACGGCATTTACAACCTGCAACTCTCTGTGCAGCTTGACAAGACCGCTGGCGGAACTGCCGAGTTCTACATCTGGTTTCGCAAGAATGGTGTGGACGTCACTGACTCTGCCAGTCAGATCAGAATACAGGGCAACAACGCCGAGATTTTTACCGCGCTGAATTACTTCTTTAGCCTCAAGGCCGGTGATTACGTCGAGATCATGTACTCGGTGAGCGACCTGTCGGTGCAGCTGCTGGCCGTGCCC